CTTCCGATCTTTGAATCGCCGCATCAAATTGACTTTGATAAAACGCTGACATATTGGGATTAGACCAAGTTTTTTCGGCCATAAGCATGAGATAAGCCAATGCGCCATGCTTGATTGCATCTTTGTATTCTTCAAAGATTATTTCATCAACGCCTTGAGCGGCCTGTGTTGGCTTTAGTGCAACAAGGATTCGGACGGGATAAACGCCAATAGGCTTTGGCACTAAGATTGCGGTATTGGTATTTTTAAGAAAGAAGTAGGACGGCTGGCCTTCTTGGTCGCGCCATTCTTGGTAGATTTCTTCGAGATCGTCTTGTGTTTTTGGCTCTAGCTCACGCTTATTTACTTTTAGCATGAGTAGTTGCGCGATATTGTTATCGACGGGTGGTGATAGATCGTACTCGTTGTCGTCGGCCACGGTGTAGAAACCGTCTAGCTCTTGACGCAAGAATAAGGATTTTTGGCAAAATTCAATAACTTTTTGGCGAATGGCTTCAACGATTAACGCCTTTGGACAATCAGGCACATTAACCTGAATGTATGGTAACCATTGTGTGTAGGGAACAATAGCCATGACTTAACCTTTTGATTTTGGATTAACCGCGCCATCGGATGAGGCTTTTATCTGGAGCAAATCAAAGAACGTCTTTTGATGCGCTCTTGCTACTGCATAATTCGGGTTTTGTTCGTCGTCACTACCCATGATTGAGTACAACACCCACTCTTGGACAGCAGGTCCGAAGTAGTCATCAACAGGGAATGTATCTGTGCCTGCCGTGATTGTTGGCAGTACACGCACATAGCTAATATCAATACCGATAGTCGGTGATACTGCTACAGGCGGATAAACGTAAAATTCTTTAGGCGTGATTGAGTCGAAGTAATACTCATCAACCGTTGTTTGGCCTGTGGTTGTATGCCAGTTAGGGTCAATAGCGTCCTGAACTAACATATCAGCCTTGCGAATGGCCTTACCTGCATCGCTTAAACCGCTGACACCACGGTTGCGAATGACTTTTAATAGCCTTACACCGTCACTTGGCAAGGTTTGGCGTGTTCCCGCGACTAGCAGCATCATAGCCGTGTATGACGCTGCATCGGGTCGATAGCTAATCAATGCCTGTAACGCTTCATTCAACGCTGGTATCAAGTCGGAGTTGTCAGTCCAAGTTACAGCATTGGGGTCGTTTAACTTCTTTCTAATACGCGCTAAAATGACACTACAGAGCATGATTATTTACCTGCGTTAGCGTTAGCTTTGGCAATATCCAGCGCATCTTTCGCATCATTCACTAAACACCGCAAGCACTCACGCACCATTGCCGTTGCCGACATGGTTGTGCGTAGGTCTTTTCCTGTGTTTTGCTTATAGATAGTATTGATGGCCTTCTTGTCTTTAGGATTTACGCTTAACACTTGACGCGCAAACCCTTCGACGTAGCGATTGGAAACCGTATCAGGATTGACTGTAGACAACATCGAATCAGAAAAATCACCCTCATCACCCGTAGGCTCTGCGGCTTCAAAATCTTCATCTTCAAACTGTGCGCCTTCACCTTCAACATACTCAACGTAGGCTTTAGGGCGAATAGCCAGCAAACGATCAATGTGGTCTTTATTATCAACTTCGCATAGATGAGGGGACGCATTGTCCTTCTCATCTACTGGCCGAAATTTATAAACCACCTGTCGCAACACGTTTTGACCAAAAGTGATGTCACTACCGCCAATGCGTTTCAACAAGCATTCAATCTTCACGATTACACCTCGATGTTTTGCTTAGGGCGATACTTCATTGTGATGGTGATTTTCGCACCCAATGCAGCATCAACCGTATTGGCCGTGGTGATTTTTATACCAATAGGCGTATAACCGCTTGTAGCAGCAGCAACACGCAAACCAGCAGTCGTATCTTCGTTTTTGATTGCAGCAGTTGCCAACGAACCAATAGCGATAACCGCCTGAGACATATCTGTTGCACCAGCATTTAAGAAGCCAACACTACCCGCACAAGTTGTACCCAATGCGTCTGTTTCCAGTCGCAAGTCGGTTAAAACATGGTTAGCAGGTAATTTAGCTAATTTGATAATGTCGCCAATAGCCAATGTGGTCGCAGCCGCAAAGGTATAGGACGCGCTAAAGCACAACTGCTCGCCTGCTTCCGTAGAAGTAGGCGCGGTATCAACGTACTGAGCTGACGTATAAGTCGTCATGATTAACTCTCCGAACTAAGAATAAGGTTAAACCGCACGATTAGTACGGTACAGCAGCAGCAGAATCAATAACGATGGAATTAACATCGGCACTGTTGAACTGTGGACGCTTCAGACCCACGATGCACTTAGTCGCAATGCCTAAGCGGTTTTTGTAGTCGCGCCATTCTTCCGCCCAATCAAAACGCAAGCCATTCGCAGGGCTACCGAAAGCAGCAACCATTGCTTGACGGCCCATGAAGATCGCACGCGCAGCAGCTACGTTAGAACCTGCACCATAGTCACTGAAACGAGTCACTTTATTGTGCTTATGCAAGACAACACCGCGATATTCACCGAGCGCACCTGTGAAAATTGGGTTTTTAGTGCCGTTGTTTGTTGCAACTGCTTTTTGAATGTCGAGCCATTGACCTGTTGACGTAGTAGTACGCAAGTCATGCTCTTGGAAGTTGTGCATCAAGCACACAAACTTGTCCACGCCATCCATACGCAGTGGAGTGACACGAATCACACCATCAGAACCACCACCTTCGGTTTCAGCCTTAGTCACAGCTTTGTCGATAGAAGTCAGGCTGAACTTGTCTGTACTTGCTAAAGACGCTTTAGACGTTGCCGCACCTGAGTAGATGATGTTGCCAGAGCTACGCGCAACCAATGATTGACCTTCAATCGCTGCTGTTGAAGCAGTCGGCAAAATGTAGTCAGCATTAGAGCCACGCGCACCACTGATATTCATGAACACGGCTTCATCAAAGAAGCGTGACCACCAATCAGTCAGTTTATTGCGGCAAATCATGCGATGGTTGTTGGTTGTACGTTTGCGAGTCATTTCACCACCGCTATCAGTGGCTTTACGCACCTGATTGATAGTGATTTTATCGCTGTACGGGGTTAACGATTCTTCATTGCCTTCAAGATTGTCGTCACCATAGGTAGGTGAGCCAGTCAATTGAGCATAGATGTCAAAGTTAACTTCGTCGCCTGAGTCTTTTTCAAGATCGGTGATTAAATGAATTGGGGCATTGGGCGCACTTTCTGCGCTGCCTTCTTTCATAAAATGCGAACCCCAATAGGATTCAGGGACGGATGAGTTGAATAACGCGCCTGCCCACTTTTTCTTAGTTTGGGCTGCGCTGGTCGTGATGATGGTCTGTGCCATGATTTCCACCTATAGAGGTTTCATTCAGGCACTCTTGCGCCGAGGGATTAGTAAATACTGTCACCTTATGTGATGACATAACCCCCAATCGCACGCGGCGACCAGATTTTTCAGATATTTCGATGATGCTATCACCTATTTGTATTCTATCGCCTATTCGTGCGCTTAAATATAGCGTTGAACAAGTTTTAGCCATTATTTTGTTCCTAGCAAGTAGCGGTCATGCTGTTCTGGCGTGAGTTTAGCGACTGCATCTTCGTACTTACGGCCTGAGAGCTTGTCGATGTAGCCAAACTCATCACCATCAGCATTAGGAATGGCCGAAGGGATATTGCCAAGCGTAGGCGGCAACTCAACAGGTGGTGCTTTTGGCTTAGTGCTAGGCTTAGGCGCATCAGGTGCTTTTTGCCCTGTAATTTTGGCTATACCAGCAAGTAAGTTATGCTTTGCCAGGTCGAGAACATCAGCAATCGGCGTATTACCTAATGCTAAAATCTTCTTGACGTGAACATCGAGCGAATTGAACATTGCATCATCTTCGGCAATGGCTTTATTTTCAGGCTTTGCAAAGAAATCTACCTGAGCCTTTTCCCATTGCGCCATTAACTTAGCTTGGTTTGCTTCTGCGGCTGCGTTTTGCGCTTCAATCTGTTCTTCGGCCAGTTCCATTTTGGCTTCAACACGGGCAATAGCACGCTCAATCTTTCGCACTTCGATGTTGTAATCCGCATCGTCTAGCTCACCATCGTCAAACTTGGTGGCCAAGTCCTTCAACTGCGCTTCTAATTCGGCTTGTTTGGTTGTTGAGGCCAGCAATACTTCGGCGTAATCAATGCCTGTATTTTCGACAACAGGTTCAGCTACGGGTGTTGGTACAGGTGCGGCTTCTTCGCCATCGTCGTCGATAGTGATTTTAATTTCTTCATCTTCATCATCCATAGCAAAATCGTCATGACCTTCGTTATCTGAGGTGATGATTTCATCGCCAAAATCATCAGGCAAATCCAAACCTTCTTGCTCGGCTGCTGTTAGGATGATTGAACTTTCGTTATCGGTACTCATTGCTGCATATCTCCGCTAAAAGCAGGGTCAACCTGTGCTTGGACAGGCATTTGTTGCTGTGGCTGTGGTTGTGGTTGTTGAGTGGGTTGTAAATTAAGGATTGAATCAGCCTGGCGAATGATTTCATCGGCTGACTTGGCCATATCAGGCTTTGATAACATCGCTTTGGTAGCGTCCATAACGTCTTGTAGTGCTGTCATCTTGTCGCTTAGGGCGGTTATCTGTTCTGAGTTAGCCACGGCTTGTGCTTGCTGTGCTTCGGCCTCCAACTTGGCTATTTCAGCATTAGCTTTACGCTCAATCATGGCGTTTTGCTTGGCTTGTTGGTCTGCTTGTGACTGTTCACGCGCTGCTTTTTCTTCTGGTGTTTCGTCTGGGTCAGGTAATCCCATCGACTCGCGCAACTTGAGCATAATGCCGTCTTTGTTCGGTATGTCGGTCAAACCGATAGCTGTTTCAATGACTGCAAACGCGGATTGTGGATTACCTGTCGCTTGTGCAATGGTCGAAGCTAGTGGCAATAATTGCTCTGCGAGTGCTTGGCGCATCGTTGCGTGATAGTTTTGTTTGGTAACGATAAAGTCAGCTTGAGATTTAGTGATGTCTGTCTCATCTGTACCGTCATTGACTGCTACAAACTCTTTGCCTTTGGTGTCTGAGGTGATACGGAACTGCATTTCTTGGCTAATGAACTGCTCAATCAGTGATAAAACTAACTGGCCCTGCTTCTCAAATGCCCATGCCGCGTTTTCGTAGAGCATTAACGTGGTGACTGTGCCTTGTTCTTGGCGTGCCTGGATCGCAATTCCTGACGTAGCATTAGTTGATTGCCCTAAATTCTCACCTGTAACGCCCGAAGCCTTGAGCATATAGGCTTCATCTTCTTGGCCGAAACGCACATGAGCTTCGGCCAGTGATGGGCTTTCGATGATTTCTAGCTTCTTACCCTGGTTAACTACGATAATGCTATCAGGACGCGATACTTCTTCTTCAAGCTGCTTAATATCATCAACCGCGCCCTTATCCATGACCACGCGCTTAGTGGATAGCAGGTAAATTGCCTTGTTGCGTCGAATGTTGAATGACATTTGCGGGTCGCGTAACGCACGAATAACCCCATAAGGCATACCAGTCTTGTCATCGAGATAAGCCACGGTACGCACAAACGGTAATCTGTTGTGACGATACGGGCTGACACCTGAGTAAAGCAGCGTGTTATCGGTGAATACGCAGACACAAACCTGTTGTCGATGCGTTTTAACTAGCTCTAATTCGCCTGATTGCACTGCTTGAACGTGTTCAGGGTTCTTAGGGTCAAACACATAGCCAGTCAATCGGCCTTGGCCACGCAATATCTGCACACGCATAGGCCGCTTGTACCAACATTCCATGACGCGGATAGCTTCTCGCGTGCCGTCATAAGGCATTGCCTTTGACATGAACATCGAGCCGCCTGAACCTAGCCCAGATTGTTGATACTGTTCGTAAAGAAAATCGTTTTCGACTTGTTCACGGTCCTGCGATTCGTTGCGTAATTCGTTTTCTAATGCAGGAAAACGCGCGACAACTTGCTCAACATCTAAAATCTTAGTACGAAACATTCTTGTCGCATCACTCGCATCAACCCGACGACAACTGCTATCGACAATCATGTTGCGCCAATGTTCGTGACGGACAATAATCTGCTGCTCGCCTTCGTCATTGACTTCTAACGCCGTCTCAATCCAGCCTTCACCCGTTTTTACAGCATCTTGAAACGCTAGGTATTCTTGACGTGACGCGCTGTTGATGTCAGCAATGTACTTGCAGAGCTTGGTCTTGCGAATAGCTGGCTCTACATCGTCCTCTGTACGCGGTAACACGTTCCAGTCATAGGTTTGGCGTAGGTAACTACCCAAAATCCAGTTAATCGTTTGCTTGATGATGTTGTATTGCAATGGAGGCATACGGCCATCGGCTTCGTAATCCTCTTTTTCAGCTTCCGTGAATTGCTTATCATCGTAGAAGTCAGCATCGAGAGAACGCTGCAAGCGGCTTTCTGCTTGTAAGCTAATATCGCGGTAATACGCACCTTTAACCCATGTATGTAGCTGCAAGCCATTGGCGAAGTCGAACTTCTTGCCAACCACGGGCGCATTAGCTTCATCGCCTTTGCTATCACTGTCCAAATTCACGGGCGTATTGCGTAAATTGTCGATTGTCTTGCCGTTATTCATCGCGCATCTACCAAAGTTCGGCCGTTAACCTGCAAAAACATACCTGTACGCTCCACTTCTTTACGCATTAGCGCATGGTCATGAGTCGCATCATCATCAGGCCGCCAAGAAATGATCGTGTCTATGTCGTGCAGAATCATGTCACCAACAACGTGTTCATCGGTTTTAGTGGGCGAAACGAATAACGTAGCGGCTGCGTCCTGCATGGTTGCCTTGAAAAATTCAGGCTCACGCACTGTCCAGGCATCGCATAACGGGAACACGAACATATTTCTCACGCCCATGAACCCACGGCACATTAACAGGCAAGGCTCATCGTAGTGACGACCATCACGATCAAACTCTACGTTTTGCACAAACGTCTGTATGCCGTTGCGATTTGATAGCGCAACAGTGTTTTCTGTTTCCATTATTTAAACTCGTCGCCAGTTTG